GCTCTTTCTACTGCTGAGAAGCAGAAAAATTGGGTAAAAATCCAAAAGGAGAAATATGAAGCTAGGAAGTTGGCTAGTTGAGAAATTAAATCCTGGTCAGCGCTGGATCTCCTATATGGAGCCTCAGAGTCCTACGACTGAACCAGAACAGGTATATATTAACTATTACGAATCATTAGAAATCGTTAATAGGGCGGTCAATATGATTATTGATGATGCCGCAGAAATAAATTTTAAGATAGGAACTGAAAAAATTGGATTTCCAAAAGTATCTGGAGTAAAGAGAAAAACGGTTGAAACATTATTAAATATTCAACCAAATCCTTACCAAGATATGCATGCTTTTAGACGTAACATTGTCATGGACCTAATACTAGACGGAAATGCTTTTATATACTATGATGGGGCATACTTATATCAATTACCTGCTAATAAGGTAACTATATATTCTGATGAGAAGACATATGTTGAAAAATACACTTTTCAGGGGACAGTAGACTTTAAGGTAGATGAAATAATTCATATAAAAGACAACAGCTCAAGATCTTTATACAGAGGAGCCTCTAGACTTAGACCAGCTCTACGAACAATGAAGCTTATGAAGTCAATGAGGGACTTCCAAGATAATTTCTTTACCAATGGCGCAGTACCTGGACTAGTAATTAGAAGTCCTGACGTACTAAGTCACCGTATTAAGGAAAGAATGAAAGAAGACTGGAAAACCTCATATAGACCTCAATCAGGTGGAAGAAGTCCATTAATTCTAGATGGTGGTATGGAAGTAGATCCACTTACTAATGTAAGTTTTAAGGATCTAGATTTTGCTGCATCTATTGAGTCTAACGAAAAAGTAATCCTAAAAGCTCTAGGTGTACCCCCAGTTTTAGTAGACAGTGGTAATAACGCTAATCTAAGACCAAATCATAGATTATACTATCTAGAGACTATTATACCTATAATTAAGAAGATGAACTCTGCTTTCCAAATGTTCTTTGGGTTCGAGATCAAAGAGGATGTAGCTGGTATTCCAGCACTACAACCAGAACTCAGAGACGAAGCAGCATTCTACTCTACACTAGTAAATGGTGGTATCTTAACCGCTAATGAAGCTAGAGAGGGCATGGGAAGAGCACCACTAGGTGGTCATGACGATATTAGAGTGCCACAAAATGTAGCTGGAAGTGCTGCAGATCCTTCGAAAGGTGGTAGGCCTCAAGATAATACAGGAAACGAATAATGACAACAAGAAAAAATATAGTTTCTCAACTTGGTGCTTATTTTGCCTCTAAGGGCGGAGCAATGACCATGGAAGAGTATAAAAACGCAGAGGACGCTCCAATTAGATTTGTGCTAATCAAGAGAACCATCGGGTCTTGGGGTAGACTTCTTAACATGATTGGAGATGTTAGTAACTATAGCATCGAAGTAGATATTGTTAAAGAACCAGATCCAGTAGAAGCACCTAAACAAGAGAAGCCAAAAGCTGAGCCAGTAGTCCAAAAGACTAAAGGAGCTTAACGATGGCTAAAGTAGGTGGAGAAGAAATTGATCTTACTCCTACCGATGGTATGGCTAGAGAGGCACAAAAAGCACTAGACTGGAGAAAAGAAGGTAATTCAGGTGGTACATCAGTAGGACTTGCAAGAGCTAGGCAACTAGTAAATAAGCAAGAACTATCACCAAGTACAGTACGTAGAATGCATAGTTTCTTTAGTAGACACGAGGTAGATAAGCAAGGTGAGGGATTTAGTCCCGGAGAACCTGGTTATCCTTCTAAGGGTAGAGTTGCTTGGGCACTTTGGGGTGGAGATCCCGGCCAGACATGGGCTAGAGCAAAGTCAGAAACATTAGATCGTCTTGAAGGTAAAAGTATAGATTATACCAAAGATTTCAGCGACGAAGAAGACATAAATACAGAATTTGGCGCGTCCTGCCCTGCAGCGACCCAAGATTCTGAGGTTAATATAGCCAATCACTTAGTATGTATCCAACAAGCTAATTTAGGGCCCGCAGATCCTACTGCACCAAGTGATACATACTGGAATTACATGGCGGAACAATGGATGGTTTCATCGGATGAAGCCAGAGTTCGTCAATGTCAAAATTGTGAGTATTATAATAACTCACCAAAAATTCTAGACTGTTTAAAGTCTTCAACTTTCAAAGCCTCGGACTTACCTGTTACACCTAAGTGGGCAGATGTCACCGCAGAAAGTGGATATTGTACTAAGTGGGATATTACTTGTACTAGCATAAGAACTTGTGCAAGTTGGGAATTAGATGCCGACGATGGCGAAGATGATACTGGAGAAGTAGAGATGGAAAATGATACACCAAATCTGGATGGTCAAATGATCTCTCTTAGTATGAATAAGCCAGTAACTAAGATGTTTACATTTGACTCTGCAATCAAAGCAGTAGATGCAGGAGAAGGAGAGTTAAAGATCGACGGCTATGCAAGCACAGTCTCTGTTGATCGCTCAGCAGATGTGATTTTAGCCTCTGCATGGAATAAGTCTGGCGGATTAAACAATTATAAGTCTAACCCTATTCTTTTATTCAATCATAACTATGACAAGCCAATAGGTAAAGTTGTAGAGATGGGCACAGATAGTAAGGGCCTAAGAATCAAGGGTATTATCAGTAAGAGTGCTGGAGATGTTTATAATCTTGTTAAAGAAGGAGTTCTAACTACCTTTTCCGTAGGCTTCCTAATTAAGGATGCAGACTACGACAAGGAAAGTGACGGACTAATAATAAAAGATGCAGAACTTCTAGAAGTATCTGTAGTATCAGTACCTTGTAACCAAGACGCTACATTCTCTGTAGCTAAATCATTCGATAATCAAAGCGATTATCTAACTTTTAGAAAACAATTTGAAAATGCTCTAGGTGGTCAGCCTCTCGCTGAAACCGGAGGCTCATCAGAGGGCGCTAAAACGGCGTCAAGGAAATTAAAAATGGAAGAAAATACAAACGACATGATCCAGAAGGCTGTTGCAGACGCTCTTGCAGCTCAGAAAGCTGCGGTAGAAGCAGAAGCTGCAAAGGCTGCAGATGCTAAAGCAGCCGAAGAGAAGATCGTAGCTAAGGTACTAGAGACCGGGTCAGAAAAGTTATACGCTGAACTAGAGAAGCGCTTTAAGGATGACAAGAGCGAACTAGAGACAAAGCTAGAAGGTCTACGTAGTGAAATCTCAGAGAAGTCAACTGAGCTACAAGCAATTGCTAATAGCAAGCGCGTATTTGCTGACCGTAATGGCGGAGACTCCTGGAAGACAGAGCTACTTCCAGAAATGGAAAAGGCATTCCTACTAGGACGTATCACTGGAAAGGGATATGATACAAATCTTGCTAAGGAAGTTATGCAGAAGGCAAATACTATGTCTTCAATCATTGTATCAAGTGATACTTTCGAGCGCGAAGTTTCAACAAACATTGAACGCGAAATTCAATTAGAGCTAGTTCTAGCTCCTCTATTCCGCGAAATTCAAATGAATTCAGCAAGCATGGTTCTGCCAATCATGCCAGATACTAGCTATGCACAGATCAGTAACGCAGTAGGTAGTGGATCTGGGTCCTACGCAGCAGGTTCACTAGATGAACGTGCCGGAGGTACTTGGTCACAGACTGGTACAGGTATGCTACTTAGAGAAATTGATCTTCGCACCATCAAGATGGTCGCTAAGAGCTATCTAGCCAATGAAACAGAAGAAGACGCAATTATTCCTATTCTTCCGCTTCTACGCGAGTCTATGATCCGTCAGCACGCTCGTGGCGTTGAAAACTTAATTCTACATGGTGGTGCTCAGGCAACAACAGGAACAGCAGGTAGCAGCAGCACGGCTTATATCCCTACTCCTACTGTTCAGAATGCTGCGTATCCTGCAGCTCAGATGGCATCAGGTCTTGGGGGTCTAACAACATATGCTAACCTATCAGGTGGTTCACGTTTTGTAATTAACTCTAACACAGTTAACCAGGCAACTCCAAATACTGATACTAAGAGCGTTACTGCAATGGCTCTACTTGCACTACGTAAGAAGATGGGTAAGTATGGTATTCGTCCAGGTGATGTTGTTTACATCGTTTCACAGACTGCATACTTCGATCTACTACAGGATTCAGAGTTCCAGGACTTCAACCTAGTAGGTAACATTGCAACAAAGATGAATGGTGAAGTTGGTCAGATCTTTGGATCATCAGTACTAGTTTCTGACGAGTTTGCAAACTCAAGCGTAGAAGGTACCTATGCAGCTCTAGCTGTTAACGTACGTAACTTCGTTGTTACACGTCAGCGTGGTCTTACTGTAGAAAGCCAGTACCTAGTTGAGAGTCAGTACAGAGTACTAACAACAACACAGCGTCTAGGTTTCCGTGAAATCCTTCCTGATGCTCCAGCAGTTGTTGGTCTAAGATACCCAACTTAATTTTTAAATTAACCGAGGAGGGGGTTGCTGCTACCAGCAGCCCCCTTCTTATTTGGAGATACCATGGGAGCACCATTAGTAACTTTAGCAGATTATAAAACATATAAGAAGATTACTAAAACAGATGCCGATCTTGAACTACAGTACATTATCGACTCTGTAAATGTTCTTGTAAGAACTTTCGTGGGCCACTCTATTATAGATTACTACACTACTCCATATGTAGAGACTTTTAATGTAAAAGAGGGTCAATCCTCATTACAATTAAATGAATGGCCTATAGTACAGGTGGTAAGCGTAGAAACTAGAAGCGCTTACGATCAGCCATATACAACTATGTCCGCTACTGAGTATTATGTTGATGTAGATGTAGACTGCATATATATTCAGGGATCCTCATATTGGCCTTCTGGCTTCGGCGCAGCAAGAGTTACTTATAAGGCCGGGTACGAGACCGTACCTCTCGATCTGCGAATGGCTTGCCTAGATTTAGTTCATATGTATGTTAAAGAAGAGTATAAGGAAAAGCGCTCAATCGGAAATACTTCTATTGATAACAGTAACAGCAGAGTCGGAGCACTAGCTACAGAATGGCCTGTTCATATCATTAGAATATTAGATATGTACCGTAATGTCTAAGCGTAATTTATCTATTATAGTAGATAATATAACTAAACAGATAGAAGCCAATAGTACTTTAAGAGAGACTCTAAATTCTTATAAGCACGAGTTCACAGTAGACCTTAATAGCTTAAATAAAGAAGCTCTGTATCAACTAGAAGAACTTATTAATACCGTTGGTAATCCCTCCTCTGCTGAAATAAATAGAAGAAAGCAGGTACTAAATACTTTAATAGCTAACTACACCAATAGCTTGTATGAAGCATACAAGAAGTATAAAGGGGAAGCTACAATAACATTTCTTAAGGGTAGTTCCAGTTCATCATTTACTATAAGAGTTACAGGAGGAGTCAAAGCCTCTGGTAAAGGTCTAATAGATGTTTTCACTTCTATAAATAATGTAAGAACTCGCAAACTATTACCAGACTTACGTGATAGTATCTTACTAGATATATTTTTAGCTGAGAATACAGAGGAACTAGATAAAGCTCTATATGGTAATAAGTATATTAACAAATTTGGTAAAGAAGTAAGAGGCGGTGGATTGTTCCAATTAGGGCACGAAAAGCAGGGCTCAGTAAGCGTTAGAAGAAAGGCAGAAATACTAAGTAGCCTGTCTAAAGCTGGAGGAGCTCTAGAAGTATTGAAGGGTACGAAGTTCTCTAAAGAAGAAAGGGCATCTTTAAAGTTAGAAGTATCTACGTATGCTAAAGCCGAGGCTGGCAAACTATTAAAAGAGTTTACAAGTACATTAAAATTAAATGAAGAGTCAGCCAAAAGAAATCAAGGTGATTCCAGCAGAGAGCGAGCATTTTTAAATGCACTAAGTACGGAAGTAAAGAATCATCTGCTTAATAAGACAAACTTATTCACTACAAAAACTTCTTCTAGTGCTTTAGATGTGGCAATTTCTAGATTAACAGATACTGCTAAGGCTAGTGGAGCTAAAGTTAAAAAAGCTATGAAGGCGTCCTCTTCTAAAACATCTGCTAAGAGAGGCATTCAAGGTACTACTACTTCGTCTTCTGGTACTGAACAATTTTCAAAAGTAAAAGCTAAGTCTATTTCTAAGCAAGATACGCCTCAAAAAGTTAATTGGGCTTCTCTTATAGCTATTATTAATCGAAAACTACCAAAACAAGTAGAGCATAACATGAGAGCCCCAGGGTTGGTTTATAGAACCGGCCGACTTGCAGATAGTGCTAAAGTAGTAAATGTACAGACTACAAAAGAAGGATACCCTAGTATAGTCTTTGATTATCAAAGAAATCCTTACGATGTATTCGACAGGACTTTAGGTAAATCACCATGGAATACGCCAGCAAGAGACCCGAGAGCCTTAGTTGATAAATCCGTAAGAGAGATCGTACAGGAGATGGCAATTGGTAGGTTCTACACAAGGAGAGCCTAATGGTTACAAATAGAACACGTAGGAGCTCTATTGTAGAGGCTCTTACTGATAAACTAAAAACTATTAGTTACGCTAATGGTTACTCAACAGATTTAGGCGAACAAGCATACCCTAAGATGAGATTCTGGGACGAGATCCAGGAGTTCCCATGTATATGTTTAGTCGCTGGAGCAGAGTCTATCGTCCACCAAGGCGGAGGAATGAAAGATAGATATTTAGACCTCACTCTTCGCGCATATGTGAACGAAGAAGATTCCACTCTTGCTTTAGAGAAATTACTGGAAGACGTCGAATTAATCATAGACAGAAATGGCAGGTTGGCATACGTCGACTCTTCCGGTAATACAGACTCTACAAGAGATATTATTATAACATACATAGACACAGATCAGGGAGCTCTATCACCACTAGGAGTTGGAGAGATGACCCTACAAGTAAAGTACGCATAAAGTACTTTAGGAGATTAAAATGGCAGTAGGTGATACAAACCTCTTCTTCAATAGAGATACAAAGGTGTACGCAGTTCAGTACACCGGCTCAACAACAGCTAACGTATGGTTGCTCCCAGTACTTAATGGGTATTCATTTAGTCAATCAACAAATTCAAGTCAAGTAACACTAAACGAAATGGCAAGTGCCACTGGTAATAGTCGTCGTGGACAAGCTTCTTTTAACGATTCCTTAGCTCCAGCTGAATGGAGCTTCGATCTTTATGCTCGTCCAACACTTTCAACTGTTGTTCGTGCACCAGAAGAAATTCTATGGCACTCAATGCTATCAGAAACAGTACTGTACCCAGCAGCAGGACTAGCAGCAGGTTATGCAATTACTGCAGGAACCACCGCAGCAACAATCGCTGTAACAGGTGGAACAGCCGATAATATCATGACAATTACACTAGCTGCGGCACCAACTGGTGGTACATATTTCAAGGTTGGTGATAGGATAACAACAAGTGGGTTATCGGCAGCTACTGGTACAGTAGGTGCTACTGGTACTTTTACCGTTACAGCAGTGACAAATACTACAGTTAGCTGTGCAGTGCCTTCTACTGTATCAGGTACGGTAACCGCGTCAGCAGGAGCAAAAGTAGTATCAACCACTTTTGCAACAACTGCAACAGAACTAGACTTCCTCCCAACTTCTTCAAATAAGACAAAGCTAGGTACTTTTGACCTATACTTTGTTCTTGGAGCAAGTAAGGCTGGTGGTACTGCAGATACTTATACAGCGTCAGATGCTACTACAATCTATAGAATTCGTGATTGCTGCGTTAATGAAGCTACCGTAAACTTTGAAATTGATGGTATTACAACTATTTCTTTCTCAGGAATGGGAACAAAGATTGCAGAACTAGCTTCATGGACTTTCACTGGAACAGCAAGTAACCCAGGAGAGCCAGCAAGCACTGTCTATACTCTAATTACTACTGGTGCAGCAGGTACCACTAATATGATTCGTAATAGACTAACTTCATTAAGCCTAGTCAGTGATACTTCAAATACTGGTATTGGCGCTAAGACCTATGGTATAACCCTAACAGGCGGAAGTATCACTATTAGCAATAATATGACCTTCCTAACACCAGAATCAATTGGTGTGGTTAATACACCACTAGGACATGTGACTGGAACTCGTTCAATAAGCGGAAGCTTCACTTGCTATGCAGACGAAATAACTAACGGAAGCATTCAGCTGTATGAAGATCTTCTAGGGGCTACAGGACTAATTACAAATAAGTTTGCTCTACAGTTCTTCGTTGGCGGAAGAGGCGGTACCGCGGGGTATCCTGCTTCACCAGGTATCATGTTTGATCTAGGACAGTGCCACTTAGAGATTCCAACAATCAATATTGATGATGTAATTGGATATGAAGTTAACTTCACAGCTCTACCAAGCACCATTAGTGGTACAGACGAACTAACCAAAATTCGCTACGTATCCTAATACAAAAATAGTTCTTGACTTTAAGGACCAACCATTCTATAATTATAGAAACTCGGGGGAGCAGAAGGAATTTTGCTCCCCCTTCGTGTAAGATATGTACAACTTTAAAAAGAACGTAAAAGCCTATATAGTATATTCTGGTGCGACCCACCGTATAGACCTATATTCAGATATAACTGCTTCTCAAACCTTTGACGAGCAAGGCTATAAGAGAAAAACGCTACATAATTTGACTGACTTGCACGATCATGCAGTAGTCAATAAAGCAAATCCTGCTAATTTTTCTTTCACCACTCCTATTCCTAACATAGGATATCCTCCCGTAATCCTAAATCTAGGGTCCGATTATTCTAGCGGAACTCTAAGTTCCTTTGATCTATATATACAATCCGATAACGTTATTTATGTTTTAAATAATTGCGTCGTAGAATCTATGGCTTTCAATGTAGAAATGAGAGCAGTATTAACAGTATCGGTATCTGGAACCTCATCAAAATTAGCCAAATTTGGTAATGTAGGAGGTGCCGCAAGGATCCCAGGATTAGCAGATGCTGAAAATAGATTTGGTAGAACTTACACAACAGTAGATCGCCTAAATATCTCCATATCAAATGTAACGCTGGATAGCATAGCGGCAGTTCATATGGATTTAAAGAATGATATAAACTGGGGTGGGTACACAACAATTAATCAGGCTGTTACTAGCACGATGATGTACCCAGACTCTTATGTACTACAAGGAAGAACATTATCTGGGTCCATAACTCAGTTTATTACATCTCAGAATTCAGATACTTTATTTGATACTAGCACAAGCTCTCCTGTAGATATTAGTATTTATTATTTGGGATACTCAGCAACTAATCCTCTTTTGAGATTCACTCTACCCTCAGCGGTATTTACTAGAAGATTGAATTTCGAAGAGCTAATAAACAGAGTCTACGATTTCAGACTCAATTCTAACTCTACTATAGTAGAGCCAATTTACAAAACCGCTAAGACAGCCACAGCCATGAACTTCAGCGTTCCAGCAAATAGTGGTCTAATAGCTCTAATCAACTAAGGAGTAATAATGAATTTAAGTGAACTAATGGTCGATACAAAGTCAGCATGGGTAGAGTACCCAGGCTATGAAGGCTTTGAAGTAGAAGTAGTAAATCTTTCTCGGCCCGAATTAACAGCGCTACGTAAGCGTTGCTTAATTACTAAGTATGACAAGAACACACGTAAGCCTGTGGAAGAACTAAATGAAGAAAAGTTCATTTCAGAGTTCACCAAGGCTACGATCAAGAACTGGAAAGGATTCAAGTACAAGTTCCTACAGGATTTCGTACTAGTGGATATTTCAAAGGTCGATCCTGAAAAGGAACTTCCATATAGTCAAGATAATGCTAAGCTACTAGTTACTAACTCATCAGAGTTTGACACTTGGGTGAATGATACGGTGTTCGATCTAGAGAACTTTCGTACAGAGCCAAAGGGAGCTAATGTGGCAGCGACTGGAAAAGTGGCAGAATAATATAGATATAGGCATGACAAAAGATAGGTACCTGGCCATGTGTGAACAAATGGGCCAGGAACCATCTGAAGCTAAATGCCCTCCTGACTATGAGGATTTTCCGCTACCTTTACAACAAGCTATAGAAGTCTTTAATAGACTAGGCGATAGAGTCTATCCCGATATAGGCTATATGGGAAAAGATTACGTAGCGCTACCATTACACATGGAAGTAGTGGGAGTGACAGAGAAAGATATTTTTCTAGAGGCACTTGTAAGGCTTGATGCTAGCCTCATAAAGAGATCAGCTGATCAAATGAAAAAGGCTAGAGACTCAGTTAAAAAGAAGTAACTCAAAACTTAGTTTTTGGTAAGAACGGATTCCGTCAAGAAGAAATAGGATGGCAAATAGCGCAGAATTTACTATGGTATTTAAGGTTCGTGAAGACGGATCTTTAGTACTAGCGGAAAAAAATATAAGAAAGGCCGGTAAGGCAGTAGGGGATCTTAGTACGGCTCAAGGAGACGCAGCTAAGAATGCCAATAAACATAGAGATGCTTTAAATGGCGGGGTTGCTAGTGCTAACAACTCCGCTAGAAGCATGTCCAAATTATTAGATACAGTAGGCGGAAATAATAGTGGACTAGTGGCGGCATACGCGACACTTGCAACTAATGCTTTTGCGGTTAGTGCTGCTTTCAGTGCACTAAGAAATGCTGCTCAAGTAGAGCAGATGATGAAGGGCCTAGAAACACAAGGGGCAAGAACAGGTAAATCTTTAATAAGGGTATCCCAATCTTTACAAAAGATAACAGATTATTCTATTAGTGCAGCAGATGCGATGCAAGCTACCGCATTAATGTCTTCTGCCGGATTCTCTGCCAAAGGTATGAAAGACCTAACACAAGTAGCTTATGATGCGTCTCTAGCTCTTGGTAGGAATGTTCCTGATTCATTAGATAGAATTAGTAAGGGCGTTACTAAGTTAGAACCTGAACTTTTAGATGAGCTTGGTATTATGACCAAATTAACTGAAGCTCAAAGTCAATACGCATTAACTAATAATAAAAGTGTACAGTCCCTATCTTCTTTTGAAAAACGACAAGCTATGCTAAATGCAGTAGTTACTGAAGGTACTATAAAGTTTGGTGGCTTATCAAAAGAAATAGGAGCAAATCCTTACGATAAATTAGCTGCCAGTTTTAGTAATCTTATCACAACTATAGAAAGTGGACTAAATACTATCCTAACTCCATTAGTAGCTTTATTTGGTGGGAACCAAACCGCATTACTTGGGGGAATAATACTATTTGTTAGCACCATAAGAAAGCAAATGCTTCCAGCCCTTTACGCTATGGGCCAGCTAGCACAAAAGCGACAACAGAATTTCGTGAACATGGCGGCAGAGGCAAGAGATGCAGCTAAGGCTACCTTAGAACTAGCAAACGCCCAACAAAAAGCGGCTGTAAGTTCTAAAGCTGAAAAACTTATAGGGCCGGAACTCAGAACTAAAGCCACTTCCAAAGGCTTCGACTATGAGGCAGCCGCTGTATCCGCTGTAGATCAAGATGCTGAAGCTCATGCCAAAAATATAGCTAAACTTGACAATTCTATATCTACTAGAATGAAGAATATAAGAAGAGAAAGAGGAGAGCTAACAGAACAGGAAATCGCAGCAGGAGTAGTAGCAAAAGGCTGGTCTAAAAACTATATAGATACAAAAGAGGCCGAAGTAAGGTCTATACAAAAAGTAAAAGCTGCGCTTGAAGATCTATATAATACACAGAAAAAAGGTGAAAGTGGAGTAATAGCTGCCAGAGCTAAATCAAAAGCTGAGAATACAAAATTCCGTGCTAATGAAAAAGCCGCTTTATCAGAAAAACTAAAGGGCGAGTCTATAGAGCTAGCTGGTGAGGGCAAGATCCGAGAAGCAATGGCTAAACGTCGCGAAGCTTTACAGGAAGAACAGAAAAAGTTAAAATATGAAAGAATAGCACGAAGTAGAGAAGGTATTACACAGCTACCTCCTATATTTGATAAGCTAAAATTAGGTATGACTGGGGTCTCTACTGGTGCACAGTTAGCTTCTACTGCATTCATGAAATTTATTCCTTATATTGGTTGGGCTACAACTGCTGTCGGTGCTTTATGGGCAGCTTATGAGAACTGGGGAAGATCAGAAGCTACAAAAGTCCAGATAAAAGCTATGGAGGACCTTAAGTTAGCAAACGAGGCAGCCTCCAAGTCCGCTAAAGAGTTTCAGAGGATACAAGAACTAAATGTACCCCTAGGACAAAAAATAGCTCAGAGTTTAACAATACAAAGTAATACAACTGCTCAAATATCACAAGCGTTTAAAGAAGCTCAAGAAGCAATTAAAAGTGCTATAAAAGCCGATAAAAACAAAGATACAGCATCAACATTTTGGCAGAGTATTATAGGTAACGAAGAAGATATTACTAGTTATGCTACTGGTATAGCTCGTAATAGCAAGTTCCTCCCTGCGGTACAGAAAGAGCTAGAAAATAGTACCGCAGCACAGATAGGTGCTCTCGCAGGAGGCATCCCAGGACTCATACTAGAAAAAATTACAGGTAAGCCAAGTGATACACGTAAAATTGGCATGTACTTTGCTCAAATGCTGCCTCCCGAATTAGCTGGACTTAATCAGGAGGCTATAGAGAGCGCTAAAGCTATGGATAACTTATCTAGAGTTATGGATCAAGATGTCTATAATGCTATGGTAAAGGCATACGGAGGTATTGATAAACTAGCTAATAGTAATGGATTAAGAAAGACATTCATTCAAGAAGCAGCCACCGCTTATGAAGGCTTAGCAGATGCAGTTTCTGCACTAAGTGAGGCATATAAAAAGACTGGTGACGCAATTACTAAGTTTTTTAATGATGCAATACCTAAGACTCCTTTTGATGAATTAATAGATGGTTTCAGAGGTATCAATGAACAGTTTTATCAGCTAAGTAAGGTGGCAGGTTCCGCTGGTGCAATTAAACAAATGGCACTATTAAGTAATATGCCAGATGAGTTAAAAAGGCTATTAGATCCTAAATCTAGACAAACTGTTGAAGATTTTAAGACCGCTGATGTAAACGCAAATAAAGCCAAGGCTCTCAAAGAGGAGTATGAAAGTACAATAGCTACTTTAGAGGCAAAGCGTAGGAAAACTGAAGAAGACAAATACGCACTAGCTATAGCACAGCAGAGACTGCCAGTAGAGCGTAAGAACCTAGAAGCAGCAGAGGCTCAAAAACAGGCCGCTGCAGATCACGCTGAGGAGGTAAAAACAAATCTTCTACAAACACAACAGCAGCTTACACTTTATCAGAATCAGGTAAGAAATCAACAAAATCAATTAACTTTAGCTAATGCTATAACTAAAGCTTACTCAGAATTTTATAGTCAGACAGCATCAGGAACCAAGCTAAGACTAGAAAGAGAGAATCAAGCTATAGAGCTACAGAAAGCACAGATTCAAGCTCAACTTTCTATGATAGAAATCTATGCTAATCAAGCTACTGCTCAGCTAAACCTATTGAAGATAGAGCAAGAGAGACTAAAAGCAGGCAGAGAACTTTCATTACAGGAAGCTACAAATGAAGCATCAGCAGCCCAAGCTGTTATGTCTGCTGCAAGAGGCTCAGCTGTTGATACAGGAATAAATCAAGACTGGCTCTCAGGAGTAGCCTCTCATTTACGCTCAATACAAGATACTACCTCAAAAGCCTTCACAGACTATAAAGCCTTAACAGATGCTCAAGAAAAGTCCTGGACAGTACAGCAAGTAACGGAAGCCAAGTCTTATATATCAGCAGTTAAAAACTATGAAATAGCAACAAGACTGCGTGATAAGATGCATGAGGTACAGGTAGTCAAACTAAATATTAATGACTTGGACCAGCAACAAAAAGCTCTATCTACATCAATAGCTGCTTTAAGTTCTCAGCAATTAAATAAAGATGAGATTAATGTAAGAGTAAAAGAAGCTCAAGCAGAACAAACTCGTCAGATGGAGGCTACAGAGCAAAAGATAGTTAGTCTAAAGTCACAAAATAAAGTCCTAGACGACAAAATAACAGCATCACTTACGGGCAGACAAGGTGCTTTAAAATTCGAACTAGCTGCATCACTTAGTCAGTTAAAGATTGACAGAGATGCGGCAGAGTTAGAGACAAAAGGTACTATTGGTAAGCTTAAAGGTGAGCAGGAAATAGCAAAAGCTGCCCTAACTAGAAAAGATCTGGACGAAGAGCACAGAAAGCTACTAAATGAAATTATAACAAATAAAGAAACTGAGATTGCTAAGCAAGTAGAAATTAATAACCTTACTCAAGAACAGATAAATCTAAAAGCAAAACAATCCATCATCGAACAAATTATAGGTAGTGGTATACAGTTTACTTCCGGTAAATTAAAAGAGTCTATAGATTTACTTGAGAGAAGAGCTTTGCTTACTCAGGAAGTAGCAGATAAAGAATCAAGACTAGCTCAAGCAAGGTCAACCTTAGCTGTTACCAAAGCTGGAGGAACTGTAAATGAGAGAGCTCAAAAGCAGTTCGCAGTAGAGTCAGCACAGATAGCTCTAAATGCAGCGGAAGAAAACTATAGAATCCGCATGGAGTCTATAAAAGCCGAATATCAGCTATTAGCTGCTCAAAAAGACGTACAAGTAGAAGAAATAAAATCAAGAGTATTCTTCCTATCAGCCCTAATGAAAATGATGGGTATGCAGGATGATACAGGCATGAAGCAAAACCTACAGAATCTTGTAGACGCGGCCTCTAACCTACAAACTGTTGATTACTCAAAGATGCAGAGAGCAGCTGAAAGATCTGCTTATCTTGATGTGGAATTAGCTAGAACTAATCTTGAACAAGCTAAGGTAGCGAGAGACGTTAGACCAATTGATAACGCAGTATTAAACTTCTTTAGGAATCTACCAGAAGAAATGGCATCTAAAACTAGGGAAATCGCTGCGGCTCAGGCCGGAGAAGACGCTAGAAGGATAGCCGCTATAGAGAAGCCAAAATTAACAATTGATCAAGGTCAACTACAGCAGCTTCTATTACAGACTTCTTATCTAAAAGATATTCTTGAAACCCTTAGCAAAAATACCTTAATAGATCCAAAAGATATTAAGGCTTTATCTACTCCTACTACACAGGTAGTCGCAGAGGGTGACAGGTTACCTGCTACAGCTGCTAGCCTTGCTACAGTAATTAAGGAAGTATTTGGAGCTAATAGTTATATTGGGGATAATTCTCAGCACTCTAAGTTTGTAAAGGGTACAAAAAGAATATCCGAACACTGGGGTCCAAATGCCAACGCCGATGATTGGATTCCAGAAGGTGGATTAACCAAATATACCGCCGCTACTGCACAGAAGATGCTAGAAGAAGGGCTGGCCAAACATGGATTAAAGATAGGTAAAGGTACAACTGGGGCAACTCAGTTCTTTGGTCCTGGAAAACCTACTAAACCTGGAGATACCAGTCATGAAAACCATTTTCATACTGCTGTTGAGGCCATGGCCGATACTACTACAAGAGCCATTACTACAATAAATAATGCTGTATCTAATATTACTGGAGAAACAGCTGCTGAAGCTTCAAAACCAAAAATAGATGAACAGCGTAGAAAAGAAGTAACGGATCTAAAATTACAGGCGGACTATGTTGCAACTACGGCAGGGCAAGTAACTGAAAAGACTACACAAGCTGTAACAAAAGCCACTATGGACTTTGGTCAATTAGTTATAGGACTACTTGACTCTGCATTAGCTGATATGGATAAGTTAGGCCAGCAAATGGCAGAACGTCTTGGTCAAGATTTTGGTCCGCAAGGTAGAGTTATATCAGCACTGTCTAATTTAATAAATGAAACAAGAAACTTCAGCAAAGATATATCTGATAGTTGGAAAGGTTTATTCCCAAAAACGCCAGTAGGTATCGGCGGACCCATAAATGACTTCCCAGTTGCTATGAATGCACAAAGTGTTAGCGCAGTATCTGGAATGGTACAACCTGTCAATACAACTCTAGCTGGGTCTATTTCTGCTGCAGCGCCTGCAGCTCCTTTAACTGGAGGAGTGGACAACCTTGGTAGTAGCGTATCTGGGTTATCTGGCCTATCTCAAACTACCACCGAATTAAGTGGTGGACTAGATAATCTAGCAAGTAAGGCCGCAGAAACCGCTAAAGTAAGTACAGACAGCATTAAAGCAGCTAGTGCCGAGGTAAATGTTGCACAAACTAAAACTACTGAGGGCTTCAATAAACAAATGCAGTCTGCTTCAGTAGCTTTTGGTGCTATAGCGGGAATGATAGGTGCGGTTGCTGGTCTACTAAAAGCATCTTCTGATGCTAAGATAGCTGGTATTGATAAAGAAATCGCAGCCGAACAAAAGCGTGATGGTAAATCAGCAGCTAGTGTTGCTAAACTAGATGCTCTTGAAAAGAAAAAGGATGCTCAAGCTAGAAAATCCTTTAATGTTCAAAAGAAGCTAATGATGGCACAAGCTGTAATGAGTACAGCAGCAGGTATTGCCGGAGCACTTGGGTCAAATCCAGGTATTACAGGCATTATCTTAGCTAGTATTATCGGCGCTATGGGTGCTGCTCAGATAGCTATTATTGCTGGTACACAATATGAAAGTTCTTATACACCAAAGTCAGTAAGTACCCCCACTAACCTAAGTATAGGTAAGCGTGGAGACTCAGTAGATCTGGCTAAGGGTTCGAATGCTACCGCAGGCGGAGAAGTTGGTTACCTACGCGGCTCAGAGGGACAAGGCACTAACGCTTCAAATTATCGCACAGTAGGCTCGGCCTATGGTGGTGAGCTAATGAGAGGCTATGGTAATCGTGGATTCGTTGTTGGTGAGAAAGGCCCTGAAGTTATTACTCCAGAAACTCCAATCTCAGTTACCCCAGCTAACGATGTTGGTTCAGCACAGCCTATCAACGCTAACTTCACAATTCAGGCCCTCGACTCACACGGTGTCCAAGACATTCTAGTAAGTCAGAAGGGTAATATTATTAAGATGCTCAGAGAGGCAGCTAATGCTTCGGGCAAGACATTCATGGAAGACGTAAACGTTAATGTTTATACTCGTCCAAGTGTAGGTAAATTATAATGGCAACTTTTACAAGTTTTTCTGATCTGTTACCAGATCCGAATAATAAAATAAATAACGCCGGAGCTACAGATGCTTCGGGATCTGCAGGACCCGGTTTTGCTAAGATTAAATTTACCTCGGAAAATAATACCCAGGTGTCTAGAACAATAAGCGGGAGGGGCGTAGCCGCCTCTCCCGGCTTTCATAAGTGGTCGTTTGACATCAACTATAATCCAATGACTCGTGATGAGTTTGATCCAGTAGCCTCTTTTCTAGAAAGCCGTAGAGGAAGACTAAGCCCTTTCTATGTTATTTTACCACAACATTCTAGACCAAAGAATGCTGCTTTTGCATCATATACTTTAGCAAACCTTAGTGGTGTAACAGCATACTCCCAGACAAACACAGGCGTTGCTGGCACTACACCTGCAGGCTCACCTACTATTGTAATGGCCGGAGTAAGCTCTGGAGCGCCAAGCCCTGGAGATTTCTTTACTATTACTGATGCTACCGATGCAAATCATAAGAAAGCATACAAGGTACTAAGAGTAGAGGATGCAACGACTTACCAAGTGGGCACCACAGTTCCTTCATCTACACAGAGAAGAATTTGGACACAGCCTCCTATAGCGAGAGCCGTAGCTACAGGTTCAGTAATTAATTTTATAAACCCTAAGTTCAGAGTAATCCAAAAAGGAGATACTCTAGAGTATGACTTAGATACAGATAATCTGTATCAATTCTCATTATCATTGGAAGAAATACAACCATGAGTACAACTGAAAGACCATTAACTACCGCACAGCAGCCTATAAAGGCTATGCTCGTTAATAATGAGCCATTTCAATATGCTCATCTCATTAAGTTTGAAAGACCTTCTAGGCCGGATGCACTGTCCGGCCTAGTATCTACTGCTGCTCAGCGCTATACCTATCTAACCGATGCCAGTATTAATGTGAGCTTTGATGATGGAAGTACTGACCTACAAGGTACTTTAAATGGTTCACAAACCTATCTTGCAAATAAGGTTCTAAGTGTTGGAGCAGTGCAAGAGCAGACAAAAGCCACCACATCAAATACTAGTATAGTTCTTGATGGTAATGCTATTGGCGCGTATATAGAGGCTACTGTCACCATCAGTGGCACCGGCCCTTGGGATATAGCTTTATCTGCACCTATAAATATTGATGACTTCCTCGCAGCAGGGTTTAGAGAAGGCGATAAAATAACAGTAAATGGTATTAGTGTAAATATACAGTCATTTAGAGCAAATAACGTAGTAAGAGTTTCTAAAATTGATAGTGTACTAACTGCTGGAACAATCACTGATTGTCCCTTTACACTATCTTCCGAAGAAATAATTAGTATTTTACTAAATAAGAATGACGCTGAATATGCTTCTTTTATTAATAGAGAGGTCTATATTTATAGAGCTTATTTTCAAAATGGTGTAATTGTCGGAGCACCTCTTCCGCTTTTCAAAGGAATTATTCAGAACGTCTCTTTCGAGGACTCCGAAACAGCAATTAAAGTTACTTGGGGACTCTCTAGTCACTGGGGAGACTTTGCTCAGGTAAAAGGCAGAATTACATCAGACTCCGCACATAGAGCACTAGATGCAAATGGTATCCCACAGCCTACGTCAACTCTTAAGCCAGGATACGCATACGATAAAGGATTTAATCACGCAGAAATGTCAGTAAACCTACTGTCAAAGTATAGTGTGATGGTAGAAAAGATTGACGTAAGTTCAAAGAAAGGGTTCCTAGGTATCGGCGCCAGCGTCAAGACAAAGAAACAGATGGTGCCAGAGGATAGAAATACTGTTCTCGACTTTCAGTTAAATGCTAAAGCTATTCCAATCATTTACGGAGTAAGAATAGCAGAAGGTATTCCAATTTTTGCAGATACATTAAATAATGATAGCTCAACAGTATACGCCGCAGTCGCCCTAAGTGAGGGAGAAATCGGAGGTATCTACGATATATACGTCGATGGCCTAAGCATGATCTGTAACGATAAGGCAGATTTTGATGTTAGATCTGCGAGCGGCATCACCACTGCAGGAGTGACTAGAACCACAGATCAAAATTCGTCTGTACAACTAACTTGTGTAGGAAGATCTGATAGAGGAGATGTTCTAAATGGTCAATCATCTATAGCAGCCCTTCCTAGATTTTTCTATGATGTTACTGGAGAAGGAAATTCTCTTTATAGAGGGAATTTCAATTATATAGCTGAGTGGTATGCAAGACAGTATTCAGCAGTATCAAATTTATCAACGTATAATGATTATGGTATCATTGATGGAGAATCTATCTCTCTCACAACACCAATTAATTTTACTCTAGATGTTTTTACAGGGAAGCCAGGACAGAGCGCCTCTGCTGCTTTATGTGATATTGCTTACGCCAAAAACTTTAGAGTACAAAATAATTACTGGACCGGAACTGATACTTCAGAGTATTGGGGACCAAACCATAAATTACTAGATACCGCTTACATAGTTGGAAAGTATAAAATCGCAGAAGGCGATACCACTATTCCAGAGATTAAATTTGTAGTAAGAGGTAAGGTAATAGACTGCTATAACTACGACTATAGCTACTTACATGACGAGAAGGCAGGAATCATAGCAGCCACTACTATTAGCATTAGTGCTGGTAATATGACCATAACTGTACCTACTGGACATGGATTAATAGCTGGTCAAACTATATCACTTATTAATGCCTCGAATTCTGCTCTTAACTTCACCAGCAAAACCATCTCAAGCGTTACATCAACTACAGTAGTAGTTCCTACTACAGCAACTGGTAGTGCTACATCTGGAACTGTAGTCTCAGAATTATCAGATAATTTCCCACTTGGTGAAACTGGCATAGGACTTTACTATATTAACGCATCTCTGGCTGAAGTACCTTTAGCAACTGGACTTCAGATTGTTGACAAGTGGACATTCATGAGCCCAGATGGTGATATTAATACTAGATTTCGCTTTGACAACGGCACGGCTATGGAAACCATACTAGCGTATGTTAACGGTAAGCCTTCTATAACAAAGTTCTATATGAAGGATAGCGTTGGTAATAAGTGGACAATGGTTACTCATAACTATAATATCTATGGTGCAGAGTATTCAGATACAGTAAACAGACGATTTGTAGGAGCAGCGATATCTTCTCCTATATCAACTCCCTATTCAACAACAGGATTTACTACAGCAGGAACAAGCCTAGCTATTAACTATACTACAAATGCTAATATGCCAATTGAAGGTGATCCAGTCAATGCTACCGCTAAGTTTCAGGTTTTAAATAGTGACTATACTCCAATAAGTGGCGGAACACTATTTCCATACGCTATATTTGTTGGAAGCGCCGTCAGCTCTAGTAGCTTAACTACTTACTATAAATACACAGATTATAGTAGCGAGGCGGCCGGTCTACCAACCGGAGCCATACTAGCTTCAAAGAATACCATCAAATTAGCCTCTACAGCTTCTTCAGTAGCCGATTATTATAAGGGTTATCTCATAGAAGTAACGAGATATACTACAACTGGTAAAAGCATAGTACAGGTGGCTGAGATTATTGGCTATGATGGTACTAATAAAATTGCAACCATAGATACTATCTGGGATTTCATTCCAGTAGGTACTGGTACCAGTGGTGACTCCGTTAGAATTTATCCTAAGTATGCTGACGGTAGAGTAAGCATAAATCCAGCTATACAGCTACTTGATTATGTAACTTCCAAAACATATGGTAGAGGATTAGATCCATATAAGGATATAGATCTCACATCGTGGACAGAGGCCGGAAGAAAATGTGATACTAGATCAGATATTACTATACTTTCAACTGGGAATCCTGCAGCACTTATTGGAGACAAATACAACTATGTAGTAGGAGGCAACTTAATTTGGCAAGGCATAGCTTCAGTAGATACATACTCAGTTACTGTAGAGGGAACTACAAAGTACTTAACTACCTTCACAGATGTTATAGGTAAATTAACAAATAAGTGGAACTCTTGGAAGTCTTGGAAGGTGGGCGAGATTATATATAACTCATCCTACGAATTCTTCACTATAACTACAGCGGGAGTAATAGCTACAGAGCCAACTAGCTCTAGTACTCAGGGCACAACACTGACAACAAGCTTTGCTGTATCAAAGGTAAGCGGTTCTGGAAGCAGCACTATTACTTTACCAACCGTTCCTGCTACCGGCAACCCAATTCAGACTTGGCTAAATGGAAATAAAAATTCTGGTTATTCACTATATGATTCCGATGACATTAACTATTGGAGATTATGTGGCTGGGACGAGCACGCACAAAGATATGTTACAAGAAACCAATGCAATATAGGTATTGATACTTCTGTTCCTCTATTTGATAACATCAATGCATTACTAGAGCACTTCAATGGTATACTTAGATATACATCAGGTAAGTACTATCTAGATGTAGAAGAAGCGGCAGGAACTATAGATACTACTGATATTAGAACTATTACTACGGATGATATCATAGGCAAAATTCAACTTAGTGATGAAGGTACACGATCTGCGTTTAACTCATTAACAGCAGCATTTGCTGATCCGGCTAATAAGTTTGAGGCTAGAAATGTAAGTTTCTTTAATTCCGACTATTTAAAAGCAGATAGAAATGTACCAAAGAAGGGAAATCTATCAATCCCAGGAATAACCAATTACTATAATACTAGACTACTGGCAGATAGTTTTCTTAATAAGTCCAGATTTGGACTATCTATTAGTATGACGGTTAGGTATCACGGTATCCTATTTCTTGCTGGCACTGTTATACAGGTAGTTTATCCAAGATATAACTGGACAAGCCCCGGAAAGAAGTTCAGAATAGAATCAGTAAATTATCAACCGGACGGCCTAGTAGATATTGTTGCAAAAGAATACGATGATAGTTTCTACTCATTATCTAATATAAGAAAGGCTGCTGGATCTACGACAGCGGCTACCACTAATTCTGGTACGGCAATTGGATTTATGCCAGGTAAAAAACCTGGTGTGCCTTCCGGTACATTAAATACTACGTCTAATAAGTACAACCAAATAGAACTTAGCTGGGTCAATCCAACAGACACTAGTATATCAAATACTTACGTAGAAATATGGAGATCAGATACTAATAGTCTGGCCTCAGCCTCGTTAGTAGACACTGTATTAGCAGTTTCTGGAACTCAAAAATACATAGATAGATTCGCTCCTAATACGAGCACAGGAGGTGGTACAATTAGGTACTATTGGATAAGATATAAGGTAGTTCAATGAAGACATACTATTCAGACTTTAATAATACAGCAGGCACAGCAGGTACAAGTCTATCAGACTTTGGTAGTGCTACTTTTAATGAGTTAGTAGCTAGTGCTTCCAGTTATGTAACTACTGGTAACTACGTAGTAGGTGTCGTAGTTATTGATCAAGGAGTATTATGGAAGTGTATTGCAAACAATTCTCATCCAAGCAATATACACTCCCCACCCGTTCTTCCTACCACAGCCGATGGGTTCTGGGAGTACTATGGCTCACAGGGAACCTTTACCTGGATAGTCTATGCTAATAGTGCAGATGGGACAGTAGATTTTACTACCGGAGCTTATAACTCCGGTAGTATAGTTAGAAAGTATATAGGCGTTGCTTATAATAAAGCAAACACTACAGAAAGCACAAATCCAGCTCACTATACTTGGAGTAAGTTTATTGGTGATGATGGTGCAACTGGGCCGGTGGGCCCTTCACCTTTAACCGTATCGTTAACCAAACCAGCTGTTTCTATAGCAACAGATGCCGATGGACTAAACCAAGTTTATCTTACTTCCGGAGACTCTAGACTGACTACTCTGGAGGGCAGCACACCTCTAGTTTATGATGGTGTGGGCACTTCCAATGGCAAGTGGAAAATAACCAGTGCTATAGCTAGTACAGTAGCTCTATCTGGAGTTAGTATAACTGGTACCGCTGGACAGTTTAGCTGTTCAGCCGCATCGGTTACTTTAGCAGTCAATACTCCTATTACTATTACTGGGGCTACGGCTTTAATAAGTGGACACACAAATCCGAAAACTTATTATATTATAGCCACCAATGGAACCACAACCTTTACTCTATCAGCAACACTTGGTGGCGCAGCTATTACTACCACAGTAGGTACTCCGGGAACGCTCACATACAATGTTTGGACTATAGTTCCCGGTGCAGCCTCAGCAGGACCGGCGGGGGCCTATGCAACATATACTGCCGCATCGTCAATGATAGCTGATACAGCTTCAATAGAATATACCGTAGAAGGAACCAATGGTAGTGGAGTCACTTTTACTGGAATTAAGACCACACAGACTTTCTCAAAAGTAAGGGGAGCAGTCGTAGATACTATAGCTCCAGGTACTCCTACTGGACTAGCTTTTAATCCATCAACAGGTACTTTAATTACCACTACAAATGGTGATATTCAGGTAAAATTAGCTGCTACCTGGACTGCGAATGCTGAAGCAGACTTTTCTTATTATATTGTAGCTATACAAGAAGCTTCGGGAACATTTATTGAATTTGTTACCACCTCTAATTCATACGATTGGTTAGTAAAGCCAAATACCTCGTATACTGTTAAGGTAAAAGCAGTAGATAGCAGCAATAATAGAAGTGCTTTCTGCACTCCAGTATCTGTAACTACCATTAGAGATACTACTCCACCTGCCCCACCAACCGGACTCACAGCCACAGCTACATTTAAGAGCGTCTACTTATCGTGGACCAATGCGTCAGCATCCGATCTAGCTTATGTTAAGATTTATGAAGCAACCACTTCTACTGGTACTTATATTGTTGTAGGAACTGTAGCTGCAAGCGCATCTTCAGCAGGTACTTTCACAAGAAGTGGACTAAGTGCTGGGGCAACAAGGTTCTACAAATTAACTTCTGTAGATACATCTGGAAATGAGAGTTCACTATCTGGAGTAACCATAACTGGAACAGCCGGACAATTCAGTTGCTCTACCGCTTCTCTAGCAATTGGTGCATCCGTCGCAATTAGTGGTACTTTTGGAGGAACCGGTTCTATAGCTGGATATACAAATCCAACAACTTATTATATTATAGCAACCAATGGTTCAACCACCTTCACGCTATCTACTACTTCTGGAGGAGCCGCTGTCGCTACTACAGCGGGCACACCAACTGGCCTTACTTACAGACTATTCTCAAGCATAGTAAGTGCAACAACAGAACAAGTAGCAAACGTGGATATACAGGCAGGTGCCATTGATGCCCTGTCAATGTTTACTACCGGAATTCAGCCAGTGGTTATTGTTCCCGGAAGTACCGTACCTACAACTAATGTTGGCAGGTCCATTCTTCTAGAGGGTACCGGAAAATTATATAGGTGGGACACTACCCTGAGTCCGGACGCGTATACCGCAGCAGTAGAAGGTTCGGATATCGTAGCTAATAGCATAACTGCTGGACAAATTGCAGCAGGAGCTATTTCAGCTACTGAAATAGCCTCAAATGCGATAACTACTAGCAAACTGATAATGACCGGATCCAATGTGATCCCTAATTCTGATTTTGCTACAGGAGATTTTACTAATTGGAGAACATTTGGTACTATACCCTCCCAGTCAGTAATAGCTAGTAGCATTACTACTACTGCTATGTCAGGTACCGGTTCAGTAGCGACGTTAACATTTGCTACACAGCCTTATGCTCCCTTTTCCGCTGGGGATACTATCTACGTTACGGGCGCGGTACCGTCAGGATATAATGGTACTTTCACAGTATTAGCAAGTCCCGCACCTAGTACTACCTCTGTCAGCTATACTAGCACAGCTACTGGCGCTCAAACTACAGCAGCTACTATAAGTAATTTTCCTTCAACTGCTTTAACAGATGTACCTACAGCTAATGTAGCTAAATACTCTTATAGTGGAGCTGCTGCAACTGTAAGTACCTTCTCTCATGATAAGGCTTACGCGGATAACGGAGCAGACCAGGATGGTTTTGCAGTAGATGAGGATGAAGAGTACAGCATTACTATTCATGCATTAAAAAATGCAGCTTATGCAGCCGCAGATGGACTACAGGTATCTGCTTACTTTTATAAGTCAGATGGTACACACACTACTAATAGACTGTGTACTTTAACTCCTATAGTAAATACAACTGCAGCATCCGGAACAGGAACAGTAGCTACTATCAGCTTCCCAACCCAATCTGTAGCGCCGTATGCAATAGGAGACACTATTAAAGTATCGGGCGTAACACCTCTCGGGTATAATGGTACTTATGTAGTAACCGCAGCAACGGCAAGTAGTGTTAGTTACGAAGATAATGCTACTGGAGCTCAAACTGTTGCTGGAACAGTAACACTATTGAGTAGGGGCGCTGTAGTGACTACTACTGGGGCATCCGCAACAGGAGGCACTGCCACTATAACATTTACTGCACAAACTGTAGCTCCCTACTTAGTTGGGGATACAATTACTGTAAGCGGAATCACTCCATTAGCATATAATGGTACTTATTTAGTGACTGCTGCAACAACTAGTAGTGTAAGTTATGCTAGCAGTGCTACCGGGTCTCAAAGTGTTGCAGGAACTATAAACCTAGAAGCTGGACCTTATAGGGCCTCAACTATTGCTCCCTCAGACCTAAGCTCAACACTTTGGACACAGTATATTGGTAAATTTACAGTACCAGCAGGTGCAAGTAGATGCTGGTTGTATATACGCGACCTAAACCATACGGCAGGTAATTTATACTGGACTAAGGTAAGAGCAATCAGACGAAATAATGCTCAAGTAATAGTAGATGGATCAATCACTTCATCTTCTATGAACGCTAATACAATTAGTGGTAGGGTTATACGAGCAGGAACTCTTCATGCAGATAAAATAGTAGCAGGCTCTCTTACTGCGGATAAGATCGCTGTACCTGCCCCAGGTAATTTCTTAGACCCAGGTATATTTGTTGATGGTACAGGGACTACTTTAGGTACCGTAAGGGATAGAGCGGCAGACCCAGCAGCTAGAATTAATACTGCCTCAACAAGTATTTTACCTGGAAAGATACTTATTGATTCCGGTACTAGTACTAATCTTACTAGTTGGATTGGGGGACCAAACAATACTGAAATAAACGGAGCCTCTATTGCTGCAAATACAATCACAGCTAATAAATTAACTATTGGCATGAGAGGTATTGATACAACCAGTATTACATTTGAAGCAGAAAGAAATTCTTCAAATGTGCCCACTAACGTAGTTACTTGGACTGCCGGTAATACAATATTTACTACTGATAATGGAGTATCTATTGCGAGACAAGTAGACGCTGGGAGTGCTACTTGGTCGGGCGGCACAGTCTACCTATATTGGGTAAAGCCTCCAAGTACTGTGACTACTTATTCTATAGTCGGAACTACTGTTACTTTAAATTATGCAGATCAAGGCTATGTACCATTTAATAATGGCGAGCTAATAAAAGTATATGGTACATTAACCGGTACTAACCCTCCAGTTGGTAGTTTTGCAGTAACGTCTTGTACTTCTACAAGTTTAACATATACTGTACCCCTTGCCCCATCCGGAACAACAGGTACAATTTCCTTAAATTCACAAATAAATTACGCTACTACAAGAGCCACTGCTACTAGAGATAATACTATCTTACTAGCAACTTTTGTTGGGCTCTCTTCTCCTACTGCCGCAAGTGTTACTAATCTAACTACTAAGATAGGTAAGACAACGATTGATGGTAATAATATTACTACCGGAAGTGTTAAAGCCGAAGTACTAGCAGCAGAAAGTGGAATATTAAATAAGCTTTATTTAGGTAGCTCAACCACTCCTACATTTACGTTAGATGGAAATGCTTATTCAGGTAATAAACCGTTAATGACTATAACGGATCCATCCTTAAATCCATTAGTTAGAATAGGCTATTTGGACTCAAGTAATGTCGGATTTGAACTTAAGAATACTAGTGGGGCTACTTTATTAAGTACTTCTACTCCGGTAAGTAGTATTGATAATGGACAAACCGGTATAAACTTGGCAAATATTGTTTATTCTCAATTCAATCAAGCCACTCTCCCAACCATACCCACTACTAGTAGCACCGGAACGTTCAGTGTAGTACTAGACTCAGCACCGTCTCCAGCGGCTCCAGTGTCTGGATTAGGTAGTATCAGAATAAATACTGGCGCTAGCTCTATATGCTATGCGTATTTAGCGGGAACATTTGGTACCTATAATATAGTACTAAAGCCAAATACTACGTATCTATACTCTGCCTACGTAAAAGCTGCAACAGCATCTGTTGCCGGCCAGCTTCGTATTAGGCTAGACGACGTGGGAACTGACGCTACTACATCTTTTACTACATCCGGTACAGCAAATACCTGGACTAGAGTAAGTACAACCTTTACTACTAACTCTGGAACAACCTCTGCGGGAGCGAGAGTAGCTAATACTACATCTAGCAGCAGCCTATGGTTTACTGGTATAATGATAGAAGAGGCGAGAGGTGCTTCGGCAACTGTTCCTTCTCCTTATGTTGCACCAAGTCTGAATGGACTAATAACCTCCTCTAATACTAGTACTTATATAGCTAGTCTTAAGGCTGACGTTATTCAATTAGATAACTTAACTCTAGATACAGACGGTAGTGGTAATCTTAAGATTAAAGCTCTAGGTGTTGATACGGCATATATTACAGATAATGCCGTATCAAACGTACAGAGTGCATACACTTCAGGAGCAATTAGTTGCCCAGAAAACGCTACTACTACTGTGCAGACACGCTCTCTTAGTAGTATAGGAAAACCTGTATTAGTTATGTTATCTTTAACTGCCGTTACAGGAACTGCCCCAGCTTATGTAGCTGCGAGTATATACAGAGACTCTACTTTAATATGGAATTCTGCGGCATTCTATGTGGCTAGTAATGGCGGGTTCTCTCTGCCTCTTGCCTATCAATTTGTAGATACTCCTACAGGCAGTCTTACGAACCCTGTTACGTACAGCTATACTTTAAGAGTTAGTGTTTCCGCAGTACCAACAGCAGGATCTCCAATAGTTTCTGCTACTAGTAGAACCCTGAGCGTAGTGGAGTTAAAAAAGTGATAAGTTATATTGTATATAAAAAGTTATCGGGAGAGATAGTTAGATCTTGTTATGGTCCTCAAACCTTAATCACTTACGATATGTTGTCTGATGAAGACTATATTGAGCATGCCTCAGTGGATGATACTAAATTTTATATAGTAAATGATAGTGTAACACCAAGACCAACTTTCTCCGAAAGTATCTCAGGAACAGTGATAAGTAATCTTCCTATTCCTACAACGGTAAGAACAAATGGTAGTTCATATACTATAGACGATGGCAGTGCTGAACTCAGCTTCAGCCTGCCTGGCACTTACAGAGTATACTTATCAAGCTTCCCATATCAGTATAAAGTTGTAGAGGTAACTCAGACATGAAAATAGAAGTACCAGTAGACTATGTAGAGCGTAGAAAAGAAGAATATCCAAGCATTGAAGAACAACTAGATATTCTTTACCACGAAGGGTATGACACGTGGAAAAATGTCATAAGGGAAATTAAAGAAAAATTTCCTAAAGGAGAAAGACAATGAAATTTCTAGTAGACAGACTAAAAGAGCCTTCAACATGGGCAGGACTTGCAGGTATCGCAGCCTCCTTTGGCATCGCGGCTCCTGTGTATGCAACTATTTCCGCAGCAGGAGTAGCGATCGCAGCAGTAATCGCTATATTCCTTCCAGAATAAAAATAGCCCCGCTAGATCGCTCTAGCGGGGCTTTTCTTTACTTAATCGGGCAGGCGCCGCTGGCGCACTCCGCATCAGTCAGTTCGTCAAATGACTCTGTGTTGTTAAAGTCTACTGGAAGCAGCGTAGATACGTACTTGTCATAGACTTCCTTTGTAATAACTTCCTGAGGAAGATATAGATAACCAAGATCCTTAGCAGTCTTAGTTGGATCATTACGATATAGGAAGCTCACTCCCACATAAATATCCCAATTTGCTAGAAGCCAGTCAATGATATCTTCAATTTCTGTAGGATCATAACTGATTGTTACCGAAGTATTCTGCTGAGTCCAGCTAGTCTGTAGCAGCTTATAACGCTCAAGCTGCGTAATCGCAGACTCTAGGTTAACTTCCATTCCGTTGAAATTATCAAACGGAACATCCTCATAAGCCACAGGGAATGTTACTAGCACGCCGTCGTCATCCGTAGGATGATTTACAACCTTGTAGTTAGCCGCACGAAGCTTATCAATGATAGGATCATACTTGCTAAATGTAACATTGTTGAAAATGTACTTACCTAGCGGCTTGTGCACACCCTCAGTGGTATCCATAATCTTTGACAGTGTGCCACTTGGCTTCACGCAAGTCACATTCTTCGGATAAGGTAGACCTAGCTCCTCAGCCATTGAAACAGCACTAGCTGTCGCTGTGCGGCTTAGGTACTGGTAGGCATAAGAGTCCATGTCAGGACGCTTGGCAATTCCTGTAAGTCCAACCCCACAAAGTCGTAGGAAGTAGTTGTTAAGATGCCAGGCTTCTTGTAGAATACCGTCTCGAAGGTTGACACAAGTTTGTCTATAGTTAGCGCGGGCTGCGAGTCGTACCGCATAGTGTAGACCGGCTGTGTCTCCCTTGAACTTACCAATGTCGATTTCGGTAAGATTACAGAATGACTTATTTCCAAGTAGAATCTCCACACATGGATTACAGCCCTTAAACCAAGGAGCACGACGACGCGCCTCTACGGCATTAATAAAGCCAGGCTCTGAACCACCAGCTTCCTGCATAAGAGCAAAGATGTGGTGAAGCTCCTCATAGGTAGGCTTATCATTGAATACTAGACTGTTGTTTGACTGTGTACGGTGTTCACGATCATAAAGCCAGAAATCCTTCTTCGCTACAGCAAACTCTTCCCATTCGGGCTGGCCATACTCAAAGAGAGCGATCTCAGCCGAGCGACGTGAAGATAGAATCGTTCCTAGCCAGTTGACAATATCTAGAATGTCCATACGAGTCAGAAGCGAGTCCGCACGACCATTAAGAATGTTAGCAATTGCTACATATGCTTTTGAGATCGCACGATCACCACTGCTGATCCAGCCGTAACCCTTTAGTCGTTCTCCTGCAGGACGTAATTCCGAGAAGTCCAGTACCAATGTTCTTGCTGAGTACTTACCTGCAAGAAGCTTTCCGATTGACTTGGCCCATGCCTCGGCACTGTCACCAACTTTGATAGTCCAGGTTTTCGTTCCCTCGTCCCAGAATTCTTCATTGTATGCCTTGCCTCCCTTCTCTGTACGTGTGCTGCGTACTACCTCTATGTTCTTGATTGGCTTCGAGAAGCCATTTAGTGTTCCGATAACAGGCTTGAAACCTACACCACAGCCCTGTAGAAGAAGCCATAGAACATCCACTACGTCGTAGGCTGTCTCAACCTCAGTGAAACTACAGTTAAACTGACTCGCCTCACGGTTTCTAGCAACGCTGGTTCCGCCAAGCCATAGTGTACGACCAGACATTGAAACCTTACGATCAAGCATCAGACGTTCTAGATCATAAAGCTCGGCGTACTCTATATCGGTTAGCTCACGTCCTCCGACTGCACGAGTCCAAAGCCACTCTTGGTGGTCAATAACTCGTGATACTGTCTGTGCCCAAGTTTCGAATTCAGTTCCTGCGTCATTGAGAGGGCGGTTGTAGGTCCTACGTGTAATTATCTGTGCGCGTGTGCTTACCATATTTTATTATTCTCCAAAGGCCAGTCGACGGCCAATATCTTGAACATTCTCGTACCCTAGAGCTTCCTGACAGAAACTCTTGAGATCCATTAGTTCGTAGTTAAGTGGAATTAGATTGGCACTATCGTTTAGTGCCTGAATAAATTTTTGCTTGCCTGGTAGAGGAAGAGCATCATGTATGTCAAGAGCAGAACCATACTGCTCGATAAGAGCAGCGGCACGCTTAGGACCAACGCCCGGAATCCCCATAATATTGTCACCAGCGTCTCCTGTTAGAACTTTGTACGAGATATATTGCTCCGGAGATACTGGGTAATCCCATGTATCAAGTGTATGCTCTTTTCTAGTAACATAAGAAAAACGAGACACATACTCACCAATAAGAAGATCCCAGTCACGATCAGAACTGATAAGCCAAGCTTGACTGAAGCCATAATCATGTAGACGCGAGCAGATATATGCTGCAATGTCATCAGCCTCAACTCCCTTGTACCGAAATACTTGAATATCCTTATGTGCATCAAGTACTTGCAGTGTCCTCTCGTATTCATCAAAGAATTTACGAGCTTGTTCTTTTTCTTCTGGAGTTTGCTTTTCTACAAGCTCCTTACGATTTGCCTTGTATTCTGGATAGATTTCCTTACGATAGGTCGAACCGCCCCAGTCAGCAGCAGCAATAATAGTGCCAGCATCATAAGAGGTTGCCAGCGACAGAACTGTGTTAAGGAAGTCGTCAGCGAACCTAGCTGATCCCATGTGTTTCCAGCGGAAAGCAAGGTTCATCGTGTCGACGATCATCACATTTTCTGGGCGTCGGTTGTTGGCAAAATTAGCCATTGAATTGTTTCCCTTTCTATCCATTCGTCTGATAGCATAACATAGCAGTTTAGCCAAGGAATGTCAATATACTTTTCAACATTAGTCGGTTTAACACTAGTTGCTACGAATAGCTTTGAACGATTGTACCTAAAAAATAATAGAGGCTTCATAATACCAGATTGCTTCTGAAGCTTAGTCCACCACTGTACAAAGTCGTTCGTTTTACTTGTTAAAATTTTGTCATTGAAAGGCGACTCTGCATAGTTCTTTACTTCTATGCAGAATACATTGCGGTATCCCGGAATATGTAGATCGCCCTTTATTTTACCACTACCTGATCCTGGAGTACGCTCAAAAGTATAAGGAGTCCTAGACTCTAGGAACTCCTTAACTTTGTTTTCTCCTATAGTGCCTTTAGCTCTAGGATTAACCACGATCAATCCAGCTAATGCCGTCCCTCTTCTTGATGACTAGTTTATCCACCAAGGGATGTGTCCAACTGTGAGATACGAGAAAGGTGTTGAGACCATCTTCGCGGAGGAGCACCTCAACCAGTCGCTCTCTGCCGTAGTCATCGAGGACTGAAATAACTTCGTCAAGGAATAGAACGTTGATTGTGTTCTTTGAGATTCCTGACATAAGCTTTCGTATGGCGAGCAGAGTAGATATGTTGATTCTTGCCATCTCCCCAGACGAAGGTGCAGAGATACTGATCTCATTGCCTTCATCTGTGACAATAACATTAAGCTTATCGCTTGAGATGCTGAACTCGATAGTAAATCGCCCGTCTGAGAGTTCTGACAGATACTCATTAGTAAACACCTCTAAGTCTTTTACTAGATTCTCTAGCTTATAAGCAATAAGACCATTAGTACTGAAAGCTTTCTTTAGTACTTCTAGGTTCTTGAGCTTATTCATTAGAACATCAAGCTGCTTTTGTACATCTTCAAGCTCTACAGCATATGCTTCATTTTGCTCAAGATAGATATCTACCTTGCTATTATGACGCATAGCTTCGTTGTTGGCCTTTGTAGCTTCGGCTATTTCTTTTTCCGCTGCTGCCAACGTTTCTTTAATGCTGGATAGTTCTTCTTCAATGTCAGTAGCGTTAAGCTTGTTATTGGGAAGAGAACTATCAATACGGGAACTAATATCTTCCCATTCACGAATCTGCTCCTGTGTCATATCGAATAAACGATTGTTCTTTTTAATTCGCTCTATCTCAGACTCTAACAGACTGATACGTCCACCCTTGTACGCCGAAATAGCTGTATTGTCTACTAAAAGATCTTCATAAAACTTGCGATCAATATCTTGTAGACATGTAGGGCACTTATCCTCTAGACCTTTTAGTTTTTTAAGGACAGCATCTGCTGCTGCCTTTGCTGACTTTAACTCGCCAACCTGTCCCTGAAACTCATCATAAGACTCTTTAATAAGGTCTAGTGATCTAAGCTCTTCAATATCAATCTCATCCAACTGCTTTTTCAATAGATTATTCTTTTGAATCGCAGAATTGCGAGATTTTATATTTGAAAGTTCGGAGTTCAAATCCCCTATTTCTGTACTAAAATCAGGCCGATCAGGAATCTCAACTAAAGCGAAACGCTCCAAACTCATTGAAGAGTTACTAGCTACCCACTTTTTGATAGTATCTAGTCGACCTTCTAACGAGCTTGTTTCAAGCGAAAGGGACTTCGCTGCGTCTTTAAAAAGCTCAAACAAACGCGTGTACTCACTGAGGTCAAATAGATCTATGAGAAATTTTTTCCGAGCAGTGTCAGTCGCGGTCAAAAATGCGAGAGAAGAATTTGTCGATTGATATACCAACTGTTGAAAAGTCTTGAAATCAATACCAATCAGATCCTCAATTTGCTTAAAGGTATTAGTTGCTGTGTGGCTACTAATATCTTCACCATTCTTGAGAAGCTTAATCTTAATTCCACTCTTTCTCTCAGTGATTACTTCATAGGTATCGTTGTCTACGTCAAACACATGCTTAATGTAGTAGCTATTGTCTAGAAGTCTATTAGGTATATCGGCCTTCTTAACTCCCTTTGAGTTCTTATTGTATAAGGACTCTTCCATGATAAGAGGAATAGAGGACTTACCATACCCATTAGGAGCGATAATTTGAGTAAGAGGTTCTGAAGATAGATCAATAAAGTTATCTTCTCCAAAGCTAAAGCACTTACTCCATGCTATGGATCGAAGTACTACCGTACTCATTAAACACCTCCATAATATTATCAATAGTAGAGTCTGGTAATTC